AACACCGTGGGCCATTGCGGGCACGGCGAGAAGGCAAGCGGAGAGGATGAGGGGGTGTTTCATTTGAGGTCGGGGTTGTAGTGGGCGGGGATGTCTGCCCTTTTGTTCTTCCATCGCTCCAGCAGTCCTTCGATCAGGCCGATGCCGTCGGGCCTGCTGGCGTTGCTCACGTACTGCGAAACGTGGTCGGTGCTGACGATGAGCACGAAGGCTTGACGCTCGCCGCTGGCAACTGCGGTCAGGTAGTCATCAATCGCAGTCGCGAGACCCTGCAGCGAGACCGCCACGCGGTTGATCTTTTCGACGTCGTCGCCTTCCTTCATGGCCGTGCCGTCGCCTTGCGCTGGATGGCCTTGCGCTCGGCGCGCTCACGTGCGCGGCGCTGGGTGCGGTTCTCGCCAGCGAACCGTTCGCGCTGGACCTGCAGCGCGTCGGTGCGCTCGATCTGCTTTAGGCGGTCGACGAACTTCTGGGAGTCGAGCGCGTCAGCGGTCAGGCGGTTGATCATTTCCATGTCAGTCTTTCGAGGTGGGTTGGGGGATCAGCACCACTTCCACACCGCGCCAGCAATTCGGCGCAGCGGGGTCTGGTGTTCGGCGGTTCGCGGGTCGAGCAGGGCGGTCTGCACCGCCTCGGCATCGCGGGAAATCACTCGGGGGGAGGGCGGCACGTAGGAGCGGCCAATGACCACGGCGCCGGTGTCGATGCACTCGCGGCCGGCGATCTGGACGACGCGCAGGGCGGACGCATGGCCCTCGCTGGGCGCGGTGTTGTAGCGGTTGGAGAGGGCGGTCATGCAACGCTCCCGGTGGCTTTGGCGATGGAGGCGCGCATTTCTGCATCAGGCCCACAAAAGCCAAACCCTTCGCATGTCACACACATTTCCCAGAACGGAAGCATCTCTGTGCCAAGTTGATGGGTTACCGCGTGGTACTCGGTGCGACGGCCGGCGCCCCCGCAGTCGCAGCATTCCCAAGCGTCTAAGCCGTCATCTCGCCGCCGCTTCTGAAGCTCTTGCTTCGTGCAGAACTCACTCCAGGTGATCTCGCTGGCGATGTATTGATCGGATATGTCTTGCCGCCCTTTGTGCTGGTCGCAGTGGCTATACCCGGTATCGCCTGCGCCGAATTCACCACCGCAATTACTGCAATAGGTCTTGGAAAACCTTTTGGCTCCCGGGGTGTGCTGCGCGCTCATGACAGCCTGCCCACCAGCGCCACGCAGGCGACGATCGCAAGGGCTGCGATCACGCACAGCCAAATGCTGGTGCCCTTTTTCTCCCGCGCACAGATCGCGCAAGGCTCGTTCTCGTCGTGATACACGCCAGACGCACCAGAGCGGTGGCCACAGGGTTTAAAGCCATAGTTCACTGGTGCACTCCCGCATTCATCTCGGCCGTGCGGACGCGATCGATCTCGCGGCGCAGCATCTCGCCGCTGTTCTTCATGCGGTTGATGGCGAGGTCGGCCTTGATGCGCTCGGACTCGATGCAGCGCCGCTCGGCCGCGTTGCGCAGCGAGAGCACGTAGGGCGAGGTCAGCAGGCGCTTCGTGCGCTGCTCTTCGGTCTCGGCCATCGGCTGCAACGTGAAGTCGCCGGCCAGCGCGTTGGCCACTGCCTCACGCGTATCGCCGTAGAACTCGGTCGCCTTGATGCCCGTGGTGTCGGTTTGCATTTGCCCCTCCAGTCGGTTGAAGATGGAGGCATTGAATCCCAGATGTGGGAATCTGTCAATCCCAGAAATGGGAATTTTTTATCCTGCGAGTGCTGCAGGATGCTTAGGTCGTAGAGCGGGGGAGGGGGCTAGATCGCTGGGCGCTTAGCCCATGAGCTGTGCCAGGCCGCAAGGAGCAGCGTGAGGAACCAGCCAACAACGTGGCCGGAAGCTACAACGGCCTGGATCGCTACTTCCGAGTGGCCGGCGTCGGCCGCGCACTCAGTGAAACTGCTCCAGACGTGCTCTGGTAGTTGCAGGAAGAGCAGCAACGCGCCGACACACCCGGCGCCGATAGGCCACCACGACAGCAGCCAGGTGAAGGAAAGCATTTGCGCCTCGGGAGCGCCCAAGCGCTGGCAGAACGCGTTGGTAGCGAGGATCGTGGCTGCAAAAATCGCAAGATTCAAAACCAAAGGTATCCGGTCCAGCGCGGCTGAGAAGTTGAGCTGAGTGCAGGCCCCAGGCCCGAAAGAGCTTACCAGCCATGCTGCTGCAACTGACGAGGACAGGGCACCAGCGACAAGGATGACAGTCGTCGTCGTCGAAACCGATTCTTGCGTGATGTTTTTGGTGTTCATGCGTCACGAATGCCGGCGCGCACCGGGGAGAACCCTAGGTTGGCGACTGAAGTCGAGAAGGAAAAACGAAGATGCGGGCACTGCGCCTCACGTTTTCGTGAGTCGCTTGTTGCTTACTGGCTCGGGTCGACGGTCTGATCGGATCTCTTGAATTCGGCTGCGCATCGTCGTTTCCAGCCGCTCCATTTCCGTAGGGTTGAGGTCCGCGATGTCTTCGCGTGAGACGTTCACGAAAGGCCACTGCTTGGCCTTCATGCCCTGCACAGATCGGACGCCGCCACCCTTTGCTGGGCTCAGATCGGGCAGCAGCAACTCCCATGGCTGAAGATGGAGCTGACTGGCAACCTGCTCGAGGAGATCGATGTTCCAGGAATTTTTTCCCGGTGTCACTAAGCGGCCGGCGCTGCCACGGGACAGCCCAATTGACATCAGCTTCTTGATGCCTTTCCCAGCGGACGGATCATCCGCCTGAATGACAGCAGTCACATTCTGAGCAACCAGTTTGCGAATGGGGCTTGGTTCGACTTCTTTCATGAAATCAGCATGCAACAGCGCAATTCCCAAGATTGGGACTTGAACATTCCCAAATATGGGACTAGGATGCGTGCCCATGGAACCAATCATTTCTTACCTCGGCCGCAAGCTGCGCGAGGCCGGGCCCGGTCGATGGGAAGCCATCGCAATCGAGGCAGGCGTTGCGAAATCACTGCCAAGGAAGATCGCCTACAGCGATCGAAACAACCCCGGCGTGCAGACGATTCAGCCGCTGCTGGACTTCTTTGAGGCGGTCGAGCGTGGGGAAAAGCTCCTTCCCGAACCAGCCACCGCTCCAGCGCCAGCAGGGCAGGGGGTCTGACCATGACCACTCGAAATGCGTCAGCTTCCCTTGGCGACGGCGTGCTTGCACAGCGGGCAGACGAGGGCCTGGGTGTAGTTCCGGTTGACCTTCTCGACGGCAGTGTTGAGCACCGCCTTGATCCCCTTGTCGTAGCAAGGCTGGCAGAGATAGTGCAGCGGCTCCGCACTGCCTGGCTCGACGGACCCGCTCTCCTGTGGGATGAGGTTCACCCGATAGGCGAAGTAGCCGGGGGCGAGTTCGACAAGCGAGTAGCGACCACGCTCGTGCGCGGCTTCTTTCAGTTTTCGCAGTTCCTCGCAGGCTTCGAAGTATTGACCTTGGAGCTGAAACATCGAGGCATTGTGAGCGAGCAGAGCTTGCTGGGCCTGGAGCAACTGCTCGGTGATCGCTCCGACCTTTTCGCCCACCAACTGACTGTCCCGGATGCCGACCATGGTCTTGGCGACGTCCATGGCCACGCCCAGCGAAGTGGCGACAACACCGATGTGTGAGAAATCCATGAACACCCTCCGAATGACCTGTGGACTGCCATTGTCCACGGACCCGCGGACCATTCGCTGCCAGCGTTTCAGGAAGGTTTGACCCATGGTCGACGAAGCATTCGCCCGCTCGGTGCTGGGCGGCAAGCGCACGGACCGCATTGAGTCCCGGGTCACCGACGAGCTCAAGCTGGATCTGAAGAAGCGATGCAACCAGCTCGGCATGACGGAGAGCGATTACATCGAGCGTCTGGTCGCGGTGAGTTTGTACGGTATCGAACATGTCCAGATGATCGAGCGCAAGCGCATCGAAGAGGTGTGCGGCTTGTCCGGCTTGAATCCGGCAAAGGACCCGGCGCCATGAAAGCGAAGCACTGGCCAGACGGCACGCCGCGCAGCACCGGCAACGGTTTCGACCTCGTGAAGCGCAGGGCAGAAGGGCCCAGCATCTTCGCAACGCCCAGCGAGGCAGCGAAGGCTGCCCTCCACCAGCGCGGCGTTGAGAACGGCCGCGTGTCCCGCGCCAAACGGCCAGGGCCTGCTCCTGGCCACAGCCACGCCGTGATGCCCAACCTGAGCGAGCGCGCAACGCGGGAGCTGAAGAAGGGTGGGAAATCGATCAGTCTGAGCACCGCGGCCGACACCGAGCGGCGCCAGCGCACACGGAAGGCGGCGATATGAGCGTCCTTTCACCACAAGCCGCCGAGGTGCTGGCGGACCCACACACGCCGGAGCAACTTGAAGCCGCCATCAAGGCACAGGGCGACCTCGTGCAATGGCACCACATGTGCGGAAAGATGCCAAAGGCGCGCGAGGCCTACGCGCACGTGAAGGTACTGGTGGCCATGCGCACGCCGGAGACGGTTGCCGCGCTTGAAGCTGCGCGAGGTCTCACATGAATTTGGCCACGGCTAGGGTAGCTCCCGAAAAGGCGGTCTTCCGGCCCGTCCTGCCGCTGGTTCATTTGCCGGGCATGACGGAGATGCACATGGCCACGATGACCTACAGGGAGCAGTTGCTCCACCCGAACTGGCAGCGCAAGCGGCTGGAGATCATGCAGCGCGACGAGTTCGCCTGCAAATTGTGCTCGGACACTGAGACGACCCTCCATGTCCACCACAAGCAGTACGCGAAGGGCCGGATGGCCTGGGAGTACCCGGCCGACGAGTTGGTGACCTTGTGCGCCGAGTGCCACGACACGATGCACGAGCAGCAGGGAATGCTGCGCGACATCACGGCCAAACTGCCAGTCGATGGACCTGGGCAGGTGACCTCGGCAGCGGCACTCCTAGCCGGCTGGGCGAACGGCTCGCAGGGGATGGACCTTTCCCATGCATTTGGACTGAGCCCGACAGATTTCATGGCGGGCGAGATCGCCTTCCTTCTGGAGGATGGCTGCGTTGTCCATCAGCTTCTTGCCCTTATTGAGGTGCTGCGGTCGCGCGACAGGTACACCGTGCGCGCAGCCATCGACTCATTCATCGCCGACTTGCGCACGCGTGCAAACGCCGTGCCTTCGCCGCTGCCACAAGGGTGCGAAGAGCTGTGACAGACCTTCCAAAGCCATTGACACCGGCGGACTGCGACTTGCGAGGTCTGCCCTTCATGCCGCTGCAAGTAGCGCGGTTGATGGACTCCGACCTGTTCATCCTGAGCACTGGTGACGAGTTCAAGGCCGCGCTGGCGCTGTGGTGCAAGAGCTGGAACCAGATTCCAGGTGGCAGCCTGCCCGACAACGACAAGCTTCTTGAGGGGCTTTCTGGCGCCAAAGGCTGGAAGAAGGTTCGGGAGATGGCGCTGCGAGGGTGGGTCAAGTGCAGCGACGGCAGGCTGTACCACCCCGTGGTTGCCGAGAACGCCATACAGGCCTGGGAAGGCCGTCAGGACCACGACGAGAAGCACGGCAATCGAACGACTCGTCAGGCTCGCTGGCGCGCAAAGATCAAGGAGATTTCGGAGCTACTTCGGCAGGCTGGCATCACGCCTCCCATGAATGCATCACTCGCTGAATTGAAGCGTCTCGCTGCGCTTCATGTAGACGGATTTGTAGATACAGATGTAGACGCTCAAGCGTCTACAGGAGACGCACCTGTAGGCGCTACAGAGACAGCTAATAAGAGTAAGAGTAAGGGACAGAGTAAGAGAAAGAAAGGAGCTAAAGCTCCTCTGTCGGCAGACGATCTGCCGACCTGGATGCAGACGCTCGTCGCCCTCTACCACGAGGTCCTCCCTGAGCTTCCTGGCATTCGCGTCATGGACAAGGAGCGCGAAGACGCACTGCGCGCCTTCTGGGACTGGGTGATGACCACCAACCGCCCTGATGGCACGCCCCGAGCGACCAACGATGACGAGGCGTTCGCGTGGACCCGCGACTACTTCACGCGGGCCCGTAGCAACGATTTCATCATGGGTCGTGGCCCGCGTTCACCTGACCACAAAAACTGGCGCTGCTCGATCGAGTACCTGTTGTCGAGTCGCGGCATGAAAAAAGTCATCGAAGAAACCCAGGACGCCCCATGAACATGACCGAACCCAGCGGGTTTGATGCCGGATACGACCCGGAGGACGCGGTTTCCATGCTCCGCGTGCCACCGCACAGCACCGAGTCCGAGAGCTCGGTCATCGGCGGCCTCTTGCTCGACAACGGTGCATGGGACCGCGTCGGCGACATCCTGACCGAAGCCGACTTCTACCGCTACGAGCACCGCCTGGTGTTCGCCGCGATCGCCTCGATCGTGAACTCTGCGAAGCCGGCCGACGTCGTGACGGTCTTCGAGCACCTGCAGGCGCGAGGGGAGGGCGAGAAGGCCGGGGGGCTGGGCTATCTGAACTCGCTTGCGCAGTTCCTGCCCAGCGCGGCCAACATCCGGCGCTACGCCGAGATCGTGCGCGAGCGCTCCGTCCTGCGCCAGATGGTGGCGGCCAGCGACGAGATCGCCACCTCAGCATTCAACACCGGCGGCAAGTCCGTGGCGGTACTGCTGGACGAGGCTGAGCAGAAGATCTGCCGCATCGCCGAGCAGGGCCAGAAGGCCGAGGACGACTGGGAGAGCACCGACACCGGCATGGTCCGCCTGCTCGACTTCATCCAGGACCACAGCGACGGCCAACAGAAGCAGGACTTTGTGAGCTTCGGGCTCAAGGACCTCGACGAGCGCTTGGATGGTGGTGGCAGGCCCGGCGATCTCATCGTGCTGGGTGCCAGGCCGCGCATGGGCAAGACCGCCATGGCGATGACTATCGCCGATCACGTCGCGGTCAACCAGGGCCTGCCGGTGGCGATGTTCTCCATGGAGATGCCGCGCAACCAGGTCTACAAGCGCCTGATGGCGATGCGGGCCCGGATCCACTTGAGCCGCATCAAGCGGCCGGAGCGGTTGAAGGACTTCGACTGGCCAGGCATCACCACCGCGGTGGAAACCCTGCGGCAGGTGCCGTTCCACGTCAACGACCAGGCCGGACTGAACATCAACCAGGTGCGCACCAAGGCGCGTGCCCTGAAGCGTCGTGCCGGCAAGTTGGGTCTGGTGGTGGTGGACTACCTCGGGCTCATGAGCGGGACCGACCCGAAGATGCCGCGGGTCTACCAGATCGAAGAGATCACCAAAGGCCTGAAGTCACTGGCCAAAGAGCTCGGCTGCCCGGTGCTGCTGCTGTGCCAGATCAACCGTGGCGTCGAGCAGCGCGTGGACCAGATGCCGATGCTCTCCGACCTGCGCGACAGCGGTTCCATCGAGCAGGACGCCGACATCGTGATGTTCGTGCACCGCGAGTTCGTCACCAAGCCCGACCTCGGAGACGAATGGAAGTTTCACGCCAAGGTGCACGTGGCAAAGCTGCGCGACGGCGAGCCCGGCTACCTGGACCTGATGTACGTCGGCGAGCACACGCAATTCATGGACTGGCCCGAGACCGTGGCCGTGCCGAGCTCCAAGGTGCGCATGGGCACCTCAACGAAAACGAAACCGCTATGAGCGAGAACACCAATATCGAGTGGACGGACAGCACCTTCAATCCGTGGATGGGCTGCACGAAGGTGTCGCCGGCCTGTGACCACTGCTACGCCGAGGTAAGCACGCCATCGCGCACGCTGGGTGTGACCTGGGGTGCTGGCCAGGAGCGCCGGCGCACGTCGCCTGCCAACTGGTCGATGCCCCTACGCTGGAACGCCCAGGCCGAGGCCTTCTGGGCCCAGCACGGCCGGCGCCAGCGCGTGTTCTGCGCGAGCTTGGCCGACGTGTTCGACAACGAGGTGCCAGACGAGTGGCGCGCGGACCTCTTCAACCTGATCGACTCCACCCCCAGTCTCGACTGGCTGCTGCTGACGAAACGCATCGGCAACGTCAAGGGCATGCTGCGCAAGATCCTGCGTCCAGACACACTGCCCGCCAATGTGTGGCTGGGCGCCACCATCGCGAACCAGGAGGAGGCCGACCGAGACATCCCGAAGCTGCTGGCGGTGCCAGCGCGTGTGCGCTTCCTGAGCATGGAGCCTCTGCTTGGGAATGTCGATCTGAATGGGCACACGTACAGCCTGGCCCCGGGCCTTGGCGAGGGTATCGACTGGCTCACTGGGAAGACCAGTCAATTCAGCGACATCTACGGTGGTCATACATCGCCGTGGTTGGACAGGGGTGATTACGATTTTCCAGAGGATTACGAGGAGCCGCGCATTCACTGGGTCATCGTCGGTGGCGAGAGCGGCAACGATGCGCGGCCGATGCACCCGGACTGGGCCCGCAGCCTTCGCGACCAGTGCGCTTCCGCCGGCGTGGCGTTCCTGTTCAAGCAGTGGGGCGAGTGGACCCCAGGCGAGAACGTGCAGCTCCAGCGAGGCACTGTCGACGGCGCATGGTGGGTCGATGCTCGGTGGATGCCGAGCCGGGAAAACCTTGCGGCGCATGACGGCCACCGCGACGACGAGCCGGACCTGTACCGCGTCGGCAAGAAGGCTGCCGGCCGCCTGCTCGATGGCGTTCAGCACGATGGGTACCCGCTATGACCGCCGTCACCCTCACCATCTACGGCGAGCCCGCCAGCAAGGCGAACAGCAGGGAGATCGTCACGATCGCTGGCCGGCCCTCGGTCATCAAGAGCAAGAAGGCGCGAGAGTACGAGACCAACGCGCTGCGGCAGATCCCGCCCACGGCACGCGTGCGCATGCTGGGCCCGGTCGCGGTGACGATCCGCGTGTTCTACGCCACCGAGCGGCCCGACCTCGATGAGTCCGTGATCCTGGACGTGCTGCAGGACAGGTTCCAGTCGGTGAAGGTGGGCGAGGTGAAGCAGCGCCACCTGGTGCAGAAGGGTGTCTATGCCAACGATCGACAGGTGCGCGAGAAGCACGTCTACCACGCGATCGACCGCCTGAACCCGCGTGCCGTGATTGAGGTGCGGCCGCTGCAGGCTGAACAGGCCGACCTGCTGGGAGCAGTGGCGTGAAGTGGACCTCTGGCACCATAGCCCGCGCCATCGCGCTGCAGACCCTGGCCAAGAAGTGCGTGGTGCTGGTGGACAACTGCAACTGGACCGGCCACGAGTGCGACGTGCTGGGCGTGACCACCGACCTGCGCATCATCGACGTCGAGGTGAAGATCAGCCGCGCCGACCTCAAGGCCGATGCCAAGAAGGGGAAGTGGTGGCACCTGCAATACGGCGCATGGCTTCCGCAAGAGCGTCGTCAAGAGCTAACCACCACGCCGCGCAATCATCCCCCCAAGGTCTGGAAACACTACTTCGCGCTGCCTGCCGAGATCTGGAAGCCGGAGCTGCTTGAATGCTTGCCAAGCAAGGCCAGCGGTGTGCTGCTGCTGCATCCACAGCAGCGCCGCACTGGCCCGCCGGTCGAGGTGCAATGCGTGCGCCGCGCTACACCGAGCAAGGACGCGCTCCGTCTCAAGCCCGAGCACGTGATCGATATCGCACGCCTGGCTAACCTGCGCATGTGGGAAGAGTACGGGCGCAACGCCAAGGCGCAACCGGAGGCCATCGCGTGATGCTCATCTGCCGCCCCATCGGCCGTGGCAACTGGACCACCGCACAGTTCCATGTCACCGGCGAGCGCGCGCAGCCGCTGCTGGTGAAGGTCGGCGAGCGCTTCATCGTGGCCGGCGTGACGTGGCGCGTCGTGAAAGTCCTGCCATGACAGTCGCCCACCTCGTGCTGCTCGACCAGGTGCAGGGTCACGCGCTCATCAAGGAAAGCCTGTGGCCGAAGTGCAAGGAAGAGTTGCGCACCGGCCACCAGCTCGTGGTCGAGGTGCGGTACCTCGAAGACCTCAAGACCGACAAGCAGCGCGCCTACCTGCACGGTTGCATCCTGGCCAACATCGCGAAGCAGGCAAGGCCCAACGGCGAGCAGTTCCCGCTCAAGGTGTGGAAGGAGTGGTTCCGGTCGGAGTTCCTGGGCTTTCGCACCGTCACGCATCTCAACCCGTTCACGAAGAAGAAGGCCCGGCGCCGACAGCGCCTGAGCACCGAGGATCTGAGCGTGCGGCGCTACGCAGACTACATCGAGCGCGTCATCGCGTATGCCGTCGTTGAGCTCGGTGTCCGCTTCCCCGAGGAATGGACCGACCCCGAGACCGGCGAGGTGTTCTCCCTGAAGGATGCCGACCACCGCCGCCAGGTGCGCGAGCGCAAGAAAGAGTTGGGGATCGAGGCATGACAGCCCGCCCCAAGTTCGCCTACGTGCGCAGCCGCAAGTTGCTGGCGGCCGTGCGCGAGCTGGCGTGCCAGTGCTGCGGCGCCGCCGCGCCATCGGATCCCGCGCACAGCAACCAGTCGTGCCACGGCAAAGGCGGGCGCATCAAGGCCAGCGACGTCTACGTCGCGGCCATGTGCCGTGTCTGCCATCGAATGATCGACCAGGGCAGCTTCCTGAGCGAGTCCGAGCGCATTGCCATCTGGACGGCGGCCTGGCGCGCTACGGTGCGCGCGCTGCTTCGCCTGGGCACGTGGCCACCCGAGGTGGAGATCCCCGACATCCGAGTGATGACGTGAAGCGGCCGCACGACTTCGGCCGCACAACCTGAGACCACCACCATGCACACAGCTCAAGGCCAGATCTACGGTGATACCAATTCGCAGCGCACCAACACCAGCCGAGCGATCGCGTCGCCGGCGCCGGTGTCGCGCATCCAGGAAGCGCTCGAAAACCTGAGCGTCGCCCTCAACGACCTCGCAGTGGCGGAGAACCTGATGGTCTCCCGCTTGGTCAGCGTGTCCAAGCCCGTGGGCGGGCCCAAGGATCAGGCCAACCGGCCCGAAGAGCTGACTGTCCAGAGCCCGGTGGTGGACCAGATCAACTCGCTGCGCCAGCGCGTGCTCAACATCACCGGCAGCATGAACGACACCCTGCAGCGCCTGGAGTCCTGAACTGAAACCGCGCCCAGCACGATTCAACCCAGTGGCGGCCGCAGTGCTGCGCGCCAGCATTCAGCGGCACGTGCGCGAGCTGCTGCTGAACGCCCAGCTTCACGCCTGGACCGGCTACCACGTCGCGAACCTGGTGAACCTCTCCGGCCGGCTGGGCTACATCGTGCTGGGCGCCGCTGAGCCATCGCGGCTCAGTTCCGACAACCCCGACATCCGAATCTGCCTCGGCCTGGGCTCAGCGCTGGCCGACCTCACCAGTGACGGCAGGCTCGAGCAGCACCGACCCGCCATCCAGGCCGGTCTCCTGGCCATCGAGCGCCTGCTGCCGCGCCTCAACGCAGTCGCCCTGTTCGACAGTGCGGCCAGCCTGGACGCCAGGATCAAGAACGGGCTTGGCATCGACACCGACGATCTTCACAACCTGATCCACACCGAGCAACGGATTGCCGCATGACCAACAAGCCGCAGAACGACGACAGACCCAACATCGAGGAGCAGTACACCTCGGCGACCCACGCGTCCTCGCTGGTGGTGGACCCCGACCACTCCGGGTCTGCTGACAAGCTCATCGCTTCGGCGTGGAGCCCGTCGCGCCTGGGTTCGTCGCTGCTTCGCCTGCACAGTGAGGCCGACGGCACCCCAGACGTGGTGCGGCTTCACGAGCGCGGCATCGAGATCATGGCCGCGGTCATTGCACGGGAGCGATGCACCAAGGAGAACCAGCAGATCCGCGAAATCAAGAAGCACAAGACCCCGGTGGTGCGGGATGAAGACATGCTCGCCGCACGGCGGCAGGCTGGCGAGTGGTACCTGCACGAGCAGGGCCTGCGCCTGCAGCGCCTGAAGACGCTTCCCGAGGTCCGGCACCAGCTCGCCATGTGGGCATTGCTGAGCGACATCCCCCAGCCGCTGGAGGTGGTCGCCGGCGCGCTGATGTGGTGGCTCAGCAATACCTGCCACGTCTGCAATGGCCAGCGCTGGGAGGTGTTCGCCGGAACCGGACGCCTGAGTCAGCAGCCCTGCCAGGCCTGCGAGGGCACCGGCAAGCGCGTGAAGCCGCATGGTGCCCTCACCAGCAAGGTAATCTCGTACATTGGCGACTGCATCAACGCCAGCCGCGCCGGCATGTCACAGCGCTTGAACCACTACAAACCGAAGAAGGACTGACCATGGCCATGAAGAACGTGTTGCGCGACGGCATGACCGACGACGAGGTCTTCCGAGAAGTGTTCAAGAACTGGGCCAGCCGCCAGAAGGTGCATGAGGCTCCAAACGACGGCATCATCGACCTGCACATCACGATCACGTTTACCGCGCCCGCCAAGGAAGCCAAGGCAGCGCTGGCTGAGATCTTGGCCGAAGAGGCCCGCAAGCTGACTCCAGCGAAGGAGTGAGAGATACCTGTCAAGGCAAGAAATCATGGAACCCTACATCTTCCACGGCTTGGTCCTACCCGATCATGTGAAACTTTCGGTTTGGGATTATTTTGAGTTCACGCACCCGAGCTCCGGTGCGGTCGGGCGAGCCAAGATGAGCATCGTCGACAACAAGATTGAAGTGTCGGTGGAGAGTGACCATCCCTGGAAGATCTACGACCTGCGCAACGTGGCGAAGTACATCGTCCAGAGTCACCTTGCCATGTATAGCTACTTGACTGGCAATGTCCACGAGTTTTCGCTGACCAGGGTTGTTTCGCCATCCCGCGGCATCGACCACCTCTTTGAGATCGACATCCCTTGCATCGCTGAATTGCGGAAGTCCGTCGATGTCCAAGAAGGCATGCGAAAGATCAAAGAGAAGTACGCAACCCCCGGTAGCATGCTCTTGAATCGATGTTTTAAGGACCTTGCCTCAGCACTAAACGACGCTGATGACACTGCCTTCTATTGCTACCGAGCCATCGAGTCACTTCGGCTGCACTGCGGCGTTGTGCACGGTATACCGGAGACCAACAAAAAGGCTCAGTGGGCGAAGTTCCACGAGCTCGCCGGCTGTTCAGAGGCCTCCGTTCGGGTTCTGGAGGAGGCGGCTACGCCTCTTCGTCACGGCGGAGTGACGGGAATAACAGACGAGGAAGGCGCTTTACTCTACGTGAACACGTGGGCTATCGTGGATGGATACCTGAAGTGTGTGTGATCACAATGTCCCGGCACCTTGAGCACCCGTCCCCGTGCGTCACGGTATTGCACAAAAATCAGGCAACGTCGTAGAATCGCGCGCAGGGACCACAGGCGATGCTGATCGCCTCGTGCCCGGAATCTCCGTCGAACGTCATCGGATACAGGCAGAGGCCGACCGTTGAAGCTGTTGACGGGGAAGGTGTCTTCAAACGAAGGCCACCACCCACATAACACCCCCGCCGAGAAGGGCACACGGGGTATTTGGCAAACCCGGGGCTTCGGCCCCGGGCGCGCCTCCTACTCGCAGTGGCCACCAGTTGTTTGTGAAGCGCAAGTAACTCCCCGGGCGGGGGACATCAGTCCAGCCACCATCCCAAGCAAAGCCACCCACGCGGTGGCTTTCTCATTTCTGCGCGGTAGCTCAGCAGGTAGAGCACCGGCCCGATAAGCCGTAGGTCGCTGGTTCAAGCCCAGCTCGCGCAACCACTTCCCCGTCACGGCAAGGGCTCCCGCCGCCAGCCACGGCTCACCACCAACGAGGTTCACATGGCCTGTTCGAAGCGTTCCCTCCTGATGTCGCTCTGCTTGGGCGTCGCCGCCGCATTCACCGCCACCTGGCGCACCGTGAGCGATGCCGCCCACCAGGTTCATGCCCTGTACTGCCGAGCGGCCGACTGGGTGATCGAGCGCGTGGCCACCGCCGCCGGCAAGGCCCAGCCCATGGAAGCGCCCCGCGCCGCCGTGCTGCTGGTCCAGGCCAAGGCCTTCGTGCTGCGCCTGGCCAAGCGAGAGACCCCCCGCGTGATGCCGGGCTGGCGGATGTGTCCATCGACCTGATCACGCTGTCACGCACTGGAAGGGCCCCCCACGGGGCCCTTTTCCATTGGGCCCACTCGGACCCAGCGGAAAAGGATCTCTCCAGAAAACCAGCAGCAAACGCCGCCCACCACCCGGCCGTCACATGCCCGCCAGGGCTGGCCATCTTGGGCGGCGTGCTCCGGCATAGCGGAACCCTGCCGGCGACCAAGAGCCGCAGCCCATCACGTAGAACAGCGCAGCCACCTCCAACCAGGCAATGCGGGCGGGGATGGGCACCCAAGATCACGTTGCCATTGGCCGCAAGGCCTTCAACCCCCGGTGACCACCCGGGTTTTTTCCAAGGATCCAGCGATGACCAAGTCCGTTCGCATTGAGAACGCCGACACCAGCTCCTACAAGGTGGTGGTGAAGGTCGAGGTGAAGAACGCTGCCGGCGAGTGGGTGCCCGCCGATCCCGCCATCGGCCAGGACCAGCGCCTGGATTACCCGACCCAGATGCTCACCGCCGGCATCCACAGCCATCGCCGCCTGGTGATCGAGGAAGCCCCGGAGTAACCATGCTCCTGCTTCCGCACCAGCAGCGCGTCGTCGAAGAGCACGCCGAGCTCGCCGACCGCCTCCAGAAGCTCACCGCCTTCCTGGACACGCCCACGTTCGATGCGCTGCCCAAGGACGAGCGCCACCGCATGGTCCAGCAGCGCATGCTCATGAGCCTTCTGGCCATGACATTGAAGGCGCGCATCGACGCGTTCGAGGAACTGTGAAACCGGCCAAAAAGCCCGCCGTTGCACAAAAAGTAGGCAGAACCGGCGGCCACAAGGCAAAAGTCCAGGAGCTCGCAGCACCAGGACCCGAAGAATCGGCGCTGACGCCAAAGCAAGCCGCCTTCGTCGCTGAGTACCTGATCGACCTCAACGCGACACAGGCTGCGATCCGGGCCGGTTACAGCGCCAAGACCGCGCCGGAACAGGCCAGCCGGCTGTTAGCGAATGTCAAGGTAGCAGCCGAGCTCCAGAAAGCCATCGCGGCGCGCGCCGAGCGCACCGACATCAGTGCTGACCGTGTGGTGAAGGAAGCCTGGTCGATCCTGACCGCGGACCCGCGCGAGTTCATGGAGTACCGCATCGGCTGCTGCCGCTACTGCTGGGGCAAGGACCACCGCTACCAGCGCACCGCCGCCGAGTTCGAGAGCGCGGAGACTGCCTACGCGACATATTGCGAGGCACAGATCGATGCTGGCAAACCCATCGCTGGCGAGTTCGATCCGAAGGGCGGCATCGGCTTCAACGCGACGCGTGCGCCGAACCCTGAATGCCCGGAGTGCTTCGGCGAAGGCACCGGCCGCACGGTGTTCAAGGACACCAGCAAGGTCAGCAAGGCGGCTGCCAGCCTGTTCGCTGGCGTGAAGGAAACCAAGGAAGGGCTGGAGATCCGGTTGCACAGCAAGGACGCCGCCATGGACAAGATGTTCCGGCACCTCGGTCTGTACAACGACAAGATCGAGCTCACCATGCCTAAGGTCCGCATCAAGGACTTCACTGGCAAGAGCTGAGATGCTGCAAAAGTTCTCAGCGCACCGCTGCCAGGTGCCGAAAATCGCGGGCCGAGACCATCGGCGCGCTGGTGCATGTAGCTCGATGGTTCTCAAAGCGGCTCGAAATGGCTGAAATCGAGTTCGCCTACAAGCCGCAGGGCCCCACGGTTGAGCAGTACATCCTCAGCCGGTCGCAGCGAACCATCATCACGGGCCCGCTGGGCTCATCGAAAACCAACGGGAGCTGCTGGAAGTCGTTCCGCGTGATGATCGAGCAGGAGCCCGATTCCGACGGCGTGCGGCGCACGCGCGGCCTGGCGGTGCGCAACACCTACCCGGACCTCTTCAGCACCACGATCAAGGACTGGCTGGAGATGTTCGGGGATCTCGGCAAGTTCCACAAAGGTGGACTGGAGCCGCCCACGCACCGCCTGAAGTTCAAGCTCGACGACGGCACCACGGTGGATGCCGAGATGGTGTTCCTGGCCCTGGACCGCCCCGATCACGTGAAGAAGCTGCGCGGCCTGCAGCTCACCTTCGCCTGGCTCAACGAGGTCAAGGAACTGCTGTTCACCATCCTGGAGATGGTCGACCTCCGCATCGGCCGCTTCCCGCAGAACCCGACCTGGTACGGCATGTTCGGCGACACCAACGCGCCGGACACAGACCACTGGCTCTACCGCCTGGCCGAAGAGCTGCATCCCGAGGGCTGGACCTTCCTCAAGCAGCCCGGTGGCCTGATCCGCAGGTCCCCCGACGCGCCGTGGGAGCTCAACCCGCTGGCCGAGAACCTGAACAACCTGCCCGATGGCTACTACGTCAAGGGCGCCCAGGGCAAGACCGAGAGCTGGATCAAGGTCAACCTGGCCAACGAATACGGGTTCGTGGCCGACGGCAAGCCGGTGTGGCCCGACTACCGCGACAGCGTGCACTGCAAGTCCTTCGATCTCATCAAGGGCCTGCCGGTGCACATCGGTCTGGACTTCGGTCTCACCCCGGCCGCCATCTTCGGCCAACGCACTCTCATCGGGCAGTGGCGCTGGCGTCACGAGCTGGTGACCACCGACACCGGCGTGATCCGCTTTGCCAACGAGCTGAAGAAGTTCATCCAGGAGAACCTGGCCGGCTACAAGATCGGCCGCATCACCGGTGACCCATCGGGCGACCAGCGCCAGGTCGGCGACAAGGACGAGCGCACGGTGTTCCAGCTCCTGGAAGCCAACGGCATCACGGCCGAACCAGCGCACACCAACGACTTTGCTATCCGGTCCGAAGCGGTTGCCAACCCGCTGCGTCGAATGATCGACGGCGAGCCCGGCTTCCTGCTGCACCCCGACCTCAAGGTCACCCGCAAGGGAATGCAGGGCGCCTACAAGTTCCGCCGCATGCAGGTGGCGGGCGAGGAGCGCTACCGCGATGTGCCGGAGAAGAACGCGCAATCCCACCCCTGCGAGGCTGGCCAGTACCTGATGCTGGGCGGTGGCGAGGGTGTGGCAGCGATTGAGACGCACAGCGAAGAGAAAGCCGCCGACGCCGAGGCCTACCGGGCACAGCGTGGCCTGGCCACCTCAGACGACGCCAAGGCGTTTCGCCGCAACAGAGGCAGACGATGATCATCAAACCGACACCGCAATACGATGACCGCGCCGGGGATCTGTCCCGCGATCACGCCGGCGCCGGTGCGTTCAGCATCTACGCCCTGGAGCGGATGCTGCGCGACTGCATGGAACAGCCGGACTGGCGCCTGCGCGCTGCGGTGTGCGCCGCCTACTACGACGGCAAGCAGTTGAGCGAGCTGCAGCGCTGGCACATCCGCGAGGCGGATCTGGAGGAGCGCGCCGTCAACCTGATCCGGCCCGTGATCAACAGTGTGCTCGGCCAGGAAGCCCGCAGCCGCACCGACGTGAAGATCGAAGCCGACGACGACGCCGACTCCGATGTTGCCGAGGTCATGAGCTACCGCCTGAAAGAACTCGAGCGCGAGTCCAGCGCGCACATGGCGGTGAGTGAGGCCTACGCATCCATGGTGAAGAAAGGTCTGGGCTGGGTCTACGTGGGCCGCAACAGCGACCCGCTTGACTACCCCTACCGTGCGGAGAGCGTGCCCATCGACGAGATCTGGTGGGACTGGCGCGGCCAGCGCGGCGTCACCCTCAAGGAAGGTTGCCGCTGGCTGGTGCGCCAGCGCATGGTCGACCTCGACGAGCTCGAAGCCGGCATGCCCGAGCACGCCGCTGTCTTGCGCATGTGCGTCAACGGCTGGGAGAACTTCCTGGATGACGACGGCAACATCCTGGGCAAGCCGGAGACCCCCGCGCTGGAGCAGGCCTACGCGAACGAGAGCCGCTTCAACCTCACGGTGAAGAAGTGGGACTGGGTGGATGCCGCCCGCAAGATGCTCAAGCTCTATGAGGTCTGGTACCGCGTGCCCGCCCAGGTGGTGGTGCTGCACATGAGCCCGACGCGGCGCGTGCAGTACGACCCCAACGACCGCCGCCATGTCGAGGCAGTGTCGCGTGGCCTGGTGAAGATCAGCAAGGGCATCACGTCCCAGGTGCGCCGCGCGCTGTACGCCGGCCCGCACCGCCTCTACGACGAGGCCACCAAGAAGCGCAACTTCCCCTACATCCCGTTCTTCGCCTTCCGCGACGACGAGGACAAGAGCCCGTATGGCCTGATCGATGGCATGGTGGCGCCACAGGACGAGTACAACGAACGCCGCCTGCGCATCCAGTGGATGCTCAAGGCCCGCCAGGTGCAGATGGACAGCGACGCGCTGGATCCGAAGTACAACTCGATCGCCGACGTCGAGCAGAACGCGATGCGCCCCGACTTCATGGCCATCACCAACCCGAACCGGATCAACCGCAACAACGTCGCCATCAAGATCGCCAACGACCTGGCCATGCAGCCGGAGCAGTTCACGGTGATGGCCGACAGCAAGCAGCTCATCCAGGACACGGCCGGCCGCTACGCCTCGCAGCTCGGCAACAAGCCCGCCGGTGTCACCTCCGGCATCGCCAACAGCCTGCTGATCGAGCAGGGCGAGCAGTCCATGGGCGAGATGAACGACAACTACAGCACGGCCCGTCGCTCCGTGTTCGAGCAGGCCGTGGACGAGATCATTGCCGACCACCGCGAGCAGAACCTGGCCGTGCCCATCGGCGCCGGCAAGACGCGCCGAGTGGTCGTGCTCAATCAGTGGAGCCCCGAGGGCAAGCCGGTCAACAGCGTGGCAGACGCCCACATCAAGACCGCGCTGGCTGAGGTGCCGAACACGCCGGCGTACCGCCAGCAGAGCCAGCAGCAGGTCGCCCAGATCATCCAGGCCCTGGGCAACAACCCGCAGGCCGTGGCTGTCCTGGCACCTGCCTACGTGGAGAGCACGTCGCTCAACAACCGCCAGCAGGTCGCCGACGATCTGCGCCGCGTCTCTGGCCTGCCGATGCCCGGCGACAAAGAAGGCCAGGCGCAAGCCGAAGCCCAGCAGACCGCGATGCAGGCCGAGCAGCAGCAGCATGCGCGTGCGCTCGCCCAGGCCACGCTGGACGAGAAGGTGGCCAGCGCCGAGCGGCACCGCGCCACTGCCCGTAAGGCAACCGCCGATGCCCAGTTGGTCGAGGGCCGCATCGTGGCTGGCCAGGTGCCTGCCGAGGTCGACAAGACCATCGCTGAGACCGCGCAAATCCTCGCACCGGAACCCGAGCCGGACGAAGACCAGTTGATCGAGGACGCGCTGGCCGAAGCCAGCAACTGAGCCTCACCCCCATCAGATGACAGAAGCCCGCCTCGCGCGGGCTTTTGCATTTGCGCCACCCCGCAGAGCTGCCGACCTGCGGGCGTGTGTATCCACCGGCGCGCCACCCAGAACGAATCGTCCACGCCCTGGGTGTGTTTCAAGGACGGCGGCCGCAAGGCCTCGGTGATCGACCGTAAACGATGAAGGAGAGAGCAGTGGATCCAGAGAACCAGCACCCAGCCTTTGACCCTGATGAGCAGGCCATCCTGAGCGAACTTCGCCCCGAAGAAGAGCCGCACCTGCAAGCCGACGAGGAAGGCAACACGCCCAACAGCGAGCCCAACCCCGCCGACGCGTCGACCACGCCTGACCTCAGCGCAGCGCCCGCTCCTGCACCCGCAGAAGCACCTGCACCTGCACCCGCCCCAGCGGCCGAAGCCCCAGCGCCTGCACCCGCAGCCGCTGCGCCGGCACCTGCCGCACCGCCCGCCGAACAGCCCAAGCCGCAAGGCGACACCCGGGCTGCACTGCGAGCCGCGCGAACCGCCGAGAGGCGCCTGCGCGACGAGAACGAGCGGCTGCAGCGTGAGCTGGAGGACGCCCGCCAAGGCAAGAAGCCGGTCGACACCCGCATCACGGATGAGGAGCTGGAGCAGCTCGAACAGGACTTCCCACTGCAGGCCAAGCTGGTCCGCCATCAGCGAGAGCTCGAACAGCAGATCGCAGCCGCGCGCCCCGCCGCGCCGCCATCGACCGAGTTCGAAGCGCCGAGTTACCGCCCTGAAGTTCAGGAGGTGATCGACAGCGTGCCCGACCTGGTGGCATGGCAGTACGACCCCAACGCTCAGGACCGCTTTCAGCGCGCCGTTGAATACGACAAGGCGCTGCTCGTGGACCCCGACTGGAAAGGCCGCACGCCCGCCGAGCGCTTCGCTGAAGCCGTCGAACGGACCAAGCGCGCATTTGGCACCGCACCGGCACCCGCGCCAGCTCCTTCCGCACAACCCCAACTCGATCCTGCCGCCGCCCTGGCTGCTGCTCCGGCCTCTGGCCCCAAGAGCATCAGCGACTTCAGGGGTGGCGGCCCCGCCGCACCACCCGAACGCGACTTCTCGGCGATGTCGGATGAAGAAATCCTGGCATCGCTGACGCCGTCGTGAGCGGGAACACACCTCAATAGGAGTTTTCCATGTCCACCACTTCCGTTCCGCGCGGCAACGCGCTGGCCAACAAGCAGTTCTCCAAGGCGCTGTCGGCCATGGCCGTGCGCCAGGCCACGCCGCTGGCTGCACTCACCGGGCCCATGCCCACCCACGACGCTGCGATGCGCAAGCTCAAGCAGCAGTCCACCACCGAGATGCCGGTGGTGCGAGTCGACGAGCTCTCCAAGGGCCCGGGCGACGTCGTGCAGCTCGACTGCGCACACGTCGTGAAGCTGCGCCCCGTCATGGGCGACCGCAACGCCGAAGGTATGGGCGCCGCGCTGAAGTACAGCACCAAGGACATCGTGCTCGACATGGCCACCATCCCGGTGTCCGCTGGCGGCAAGATGACCCAGCAGCGCACCCCGCACAGCATGCGCCTGAATGCGCTGGCCCAGTTGAAGCGCGGCATCCCCGCCTTCCGCTGGCAGCGTGCGCTGGCCATGCTGGCTGGCAGCCGCGGCAAGCAGGACGGCACCGACTGGGTGCTGCCTCTGGCGACCGACCCCGACTTCGCCGAGATGATGGTGAACCCCATCAAGGCGCCGTCGTACAACCGTCACTTCGTGGTGAACGGCGTCAGCCTCACGCAGGGTGGTGCGCAGCTCGCATCGGTGGCTACCACCGACCGCATGCTGCTGTCGCACCTCGACGAGTTCTCGGCAATCTGGGATGAGATGACCATCAAGATGGCGCCCATCCAGATCCCGGGCGACCCGGCCGCCGGCGATGACCCCATCAAGGGCATCCTGCTGGTGGACCCGCTGGTCTGGGACTCGATCGAGACCGACACCACGGCCAGCGGCAACCTGCGCAAGTACAAGGCCGACGCTATGGAGCGCGCCAAGTACGGCAGCCTGAGCAAGCATCCCTTGTTCAGCGGCTCGCCCATCCTGTGGAACGGTGTGCTGGTGCGCAAGATGCAGTACGCCATTCGCCACGATGCGGGCGACGTCGTGGCCCACGTCACGGCCGCAAACCGCCTGGCTGGCACCGAGACCAACGTGACGGTTGCCGCCGGCTTGAGCACCACCCACCAGATGGCTCGCTCGGTCTTCCTCGGCGCCCAGGCCCTCGGCATTGCATCTGGTGCGAACCAGACCAGTGAAGAGACCTACTCGCTGCTGGAGAACAAGACCAACTTCGGTCGCAACCTGGAGCTGGCCGGCGAAATCATGGGCGTGGAAGACAAGCTGCGCTGGAGCCTGCCGAACGCCGATGGCGACCTCGAAGCCACCGACTTCGGCGTGGCCGTGATCGACAGCGTGGTGCGCAAGCGCAACGTGTGATGACACAGGGGGACTTCGGTCCCCCTTCCCATTTCACCTCTCCCCATTCGTTCTCACCTTCATAGGAGCCAATCATGGCAACTCTCTTCGCCAAGCGCGCAAAAGCACCGGCCAACATGCCGGTGGACGGCCGCGCCATCAGCCTGGTCGACTCGATCGCCCTGGCAGCCAACCCGGTGGCACTCGACGTCATCAACCTGGTGCGTATCCCCGCCGGCATGGAAGTGTCGGTGGTGCAGATCCAGGCCGATGACCTCGACACCAACGGTGCTCCCACCCTGGTGTTCCGCGCTGGCTACGCGCCCTGCGACACCGGCTCCGCGCTTGCCGCAAGCAATGCGTACTTCGCTGCTGCTGGCCAGACCCTTGGCCAGGCCGGTGGTCGCCTGAACTGCGCGTTCAAGCCGATCAAGTTCGAGGAAGACGTGTGGCTGACGCTCACGGTCAACACCGCTGCGGCCACGTTCGCTGCCGGCGAGATCTACGGCATCGTCCTCGGCGCCGCCGTCGGTCCGAAGTAAGCACCGCCGCCGCGGCGCGCGCGGCTTTGGAAAGGGCTGGCCCTCTACGGAGGTCCGGCCCTTTTTCATGGAGACAGCTCATGAAGCTCAAGTACGTAGGCCTCAAGGAAGAGGAAACCGCATTCAGTCCCGAGACCGGCATCACCTGGACACCGGGCTCCTCGCACGAGGTGCCCGACGCCATCGCCAAGCGCATGCTGGCCCACCCCGATGTGTTCGCCCTGGACGCCGCCAAGCCTGCCCCCGTGAAGGCCGCGACGCAGGCGCCCCCTCCACCACCGCCCCCTGCACCACCGCCCCCTGCACCTCCAGCACCGCCTGCGAGCATCGTCAAGGGCGAGTTCGTGATCGCGGCGCCCGATGGTCCACTCGTGCTCGACGGCATGGACCGCGAAACCCTGCTGGCCTTGGCCAAGGAATCTGGCCTGAAGCCCCACCCGAACACCGGCGTCGAGAAGCTGCAGCTCATGCTGGTCGGAGCCTTCCCCGTCAAGGCTGAGTGATGAAAGCCTGGGCCGAGTTCCATGTGCATGTCCTGCCGGACGTGCTGGGCTGCCCGCATCCCGTGGTGGATCGGGCGCTGTGTGACGCGGCCCGGGAGTTCCTGCTGGCCAGCAAGGCCTGGCAGGAGACCGAAGAGTTTGAAGCCGAGGGCGACACCAACCGCTTCGACTTCGAACTGCCGAGCCAGACCGAGCTGGTGCAGGTGGTGCGCGGCTCCGTGGACGGCCGCCCGCTCGACATCTACGGTGTCAGCAAGCTGCCCGCCGACCACGCCACGCGGCCGCCGCGCTGTGGCCTCTACCACGCCGTCTACCACGCCGACGAGGAGCAGTACCTGCTGTTCCCGACGCCATCGGCTGGCCAGGTGGTGAGCATCACGCTCGCCGTGCGCCCGCTGCTGGCAGGGCAGGGCATTGGTGACCTGGTCTTCATGAAGCACGCCGAGCTGATCGCGGCCGGTGCCAAGGCCCGCCTGCTGAAGAAGCCGCGCCAGCCCTGGACCGACATCGAGCAGGCCGCCATCTTTCAGACCGAGTTCACCGCCGGCATCCACACCGCGGCGAATCGCGACTTCATCCATACCGCGCCGGCGCAACGCCGCGTCAAGAGCTGGGGCTGAGCATGGCCAAGACCATCAGATCCGTGCTGGAGACCGTGGTCGGCACGCTCTCCGACGACGCCAGCATCACGTGGACGCTCCAGAAGCTGGTGCGATACATGAACGACGGCCAGCTCGACATCCATGTCGCGCGGCCCGACCTCTTCAACACCGAGCAGGACCATGCGTTGGTGGCCGGTGCCCGCCAGACCCTGCCTGCCAACAGCTCCAAGCTGATCAACATCACCCACAACACCGTGGGCGAGATGCTGCCGGTGACCTTGATCGACCGCCAGCTCCTCGATGCGCAACTGCCGGGCTGGCGCAGCGCGACCAGATCCCTGCGCGTCATCCATTTCATGTACGACGAGCGCCAGCCCAAGGTGTTCGAGGTCTACCCACCGGCCGCTGTGGGCGCGTCTCTGCGCATCGAGCACGCCGCCATCCCGATCGACCTGCCAATCCCCGCCGAAGGCACAGCCCTGGCTGACGTGGTGGGCGACATCAACGTGCCGGACCTGCAAGGCACAGCGCTGCAGCACTACCTCTGCCATCGCGCCTATGCCGAGGGCAGCGAGGACGGGCACATGCAGCTCTCCAAGGACTTCTTCGCGCTCTTCTCCAACGTGCTCGGCGTCGAAATCGAATCGACCAAGAACGTAGCACCCAACAAATCTTCACCCTGACAGGAGCTTCACATGGCCCGCTACGAACACCCCGACGTCATGGACAACGGACTGGCGTACATCCGCAACAACTGCAACTCGATGGTCGTGATCAGCAGCTACACCTTCGGCGACAGCTACGCCACGGTGGTGGCTGCGGTGCTGGCTTCGGTCGCGATGAGTCCGAGTGACATGGTCTTGAGCACCAGTGGGAACAACCGCCGGCTGACGGTGGCGGGGAAGACCGATCTCTCCGCCGATGCCAGCGGTGGTGGTGCAAACAGCCATGTGGCGCTGCTGGACACCGTGGCCGGCAAGGTGCTCTACGTCACCGAGGAGGACGCCGCCCAGGCCATCGTCGCCACCAACGCCGTGGCTATTGCCGGGTTCATCATCACGCGCACGCAGCCGGTGGCTCCCTGATCTAAGAGGGGGTCTACACCATGGATGCCATCTCCTACACGCGCCGCCTGGTGAAGGGCAGCGAACTGACCTACGCCGAGGGAGACGCAAACCTCGACGCCACGCAAACCGCACTTGAGCAGCTCGATGCAGAAAAGGTGAGCATCGAGGATGCCGTAGACGTCGAGACCGGCACGGGGGATGTCCTGCTCACCGACGTGGCGTTGGTGTTCAGGGCTGATGTGCCCCTGGAATACACCGTCGCCAAACTGCTTGAGCCGGCCACCGTTCGCCTGGATGCGATCGATGTCCTTCTCGAAGACCTCGAAGCCGCGATCGAGGCCATCCTATGAGCATCGCCAGCGTGCTCACGCGGCTTGAAGCTGCTCGCGTCGCCATCATCGCGGCCATCGAGGACAAAGGTGGAGTGGTGCCGTCCAACACCGGTTTGGAGGCGCTGCCGGACTTCATTGCCGACATCAGTTCCGGCGGTGGCGCGTTCGTGCCGAGTGCGTTCGCTGTGGGCGACTGGACCGCGGCCGCGGCTGCAGGGCAAATCAATCTCAACATCACCGCGCTTCCAAGCGATGGTGGAACTCCGATCACCGCGCTGCAGTATCGGATCGATGGTGGGACTGCTGTCGGCCTCTCCGGCACAGGAACGGGCGCCAGGACGATCAGCGGGCTTGCGGCTGGCGTGGAATACGACGTGCAGATCCGCGCCGTCAATGCGCTTGGCGCCGGCGCGTGGAGCGACACGAAGTCCCGCACGACACCGGTTGTGCCGTCGGCTTTCACGTCTGGCAACTGGACGGCCACCCCTGGCGATGGCGAGGTCGTGCTCAACATCACGGCTCTGCCTAGCAATGGTGGGACTGACATCACTGCGCTTCAGTACCGCATCGACGGTGGTACCTGGACCAACCTCACCGGTACTGGCACCGGGTCGCGCACGATCACGGGTCTTACGAACGCGACGGAATACGACTTCGAACTGCGCGCGGTGAACGCTGTGGGCAACGGGGCAGCGAGCGACGTGAAGTCGGCCACCCCTGAAGCAGCAGTCAGTCCAAACCCTGTGCATGAAGGTCTCCAAGCGACGATTGGAACCCTCCATGTGCTCGGGGTTGGCATCACGGCGGCCAAGCCGGCTGGCACCGTTGCTTCCGACCTGCTGATTGCCATCCTTGAGGTTCGCGGCAACGACCGCGCCATTGTTTCTGCGACTGGATGGACGCCAATCGTGTCGGCATTCTCTGATCAAGGTACCGTCGGCGGGCTCATGGCTTACCGGGCGCCGGGTGACGTTGCAACCACTCAGTTTGTGTTGACCGAAGCTCGTGGGACGTGGAACTCTCGTGTTGTCATGCACAGGATCAGTGGAGCGAACGCTTCCACCCCGATCCGGGCGTCTGCCGCTAGCCCAGAAACGTCCACCGCCGATGCAAATTGGCCGTCTCCAACCGTCACGATCGAGGAAGGCGACCTCGTTCTCTCGGACTTCTTCCAGCCACAGTCTCTCAACGCTGTTGGAACGCCTACAGCAGGCTTTACCAGGATCTATGAAGCCGATGCCGACGACGACACTGCTGAAGGTCGACGCAGCGTCTTGCTGCGGGAGGATGCGCCTGCAGGAGCGACGGGATCTATTTCTCACGCCGCCAGTTCTGCGTACACGGCTCGTGCAGCGCTCACGATCGCGATCCGAGCATGACCCTCTACCGTTTTGCCGGAACCAATCGCGGACTGCTGCTTCTGGCAACAGGGCGGCGGAGAGTCACGTTTCCGCAAGGCGCACCTCCACTCACGCCTGTCGCGTTCACCGCGCGCCTCGTGGTCACTGGCCACTCGATCCCGGACGCCCCTTTGCAGTGGCCTTGGGGCGGCGTGATCACGGATGCTGGATTCACTCCGGACATGATCACCAGCACCGGCCCGTTTGGGTCGGCGGAGTCACGGTGGAATCTTGATCCGGCCGGCCTGGACAAGGTCAGGGAGTACCTGTCCGAGCCAGGTGCCAGTGCGGACCTCTTCCTCGGTACCGAGGCCTTCGGCGGCTCGTATGGAAGCCCCGGACGTGCCTCGGTTCACGGCCACATCCAGTTCTCCGATGCCTACGGCTACGCGCTGTTGTGGCACAACCTGGCGGCATCAACCGGCGCTCAGACGTTCTACAGCAACTTCTGGCGCAACGACATGGACGAGGTCTTCGGCTCAAGCTGGAGGAACTCGCACAACGTACCCGTCAGCGCGCCCTACAACCTCACAGAGGTGGAGCTGTGGAACAGCATCATTGATCACGTCAATGCCAATCGTGCAGGGGGCACGCGGGAGATGCGCCTGGTTCCCTGGCTGGAGGTCATGCTGGCCATCTACGACGCGATCGAGGCGGGCACGCTCACCGGCATGGTGATGACGGACTTCTTCATCGACGACGTGCACCCCTCCAACCTCGGAACTTGGGTGCTGATGGCCGTGATGATGGCCGTGATGTACCACCGCCATCCTGACGAGCTCAGCCACTCGATCAGCGATCAGTACGGCGGTGCGCCGTTCACCGTCAATTCTGGCTACGCAGCCCAACTCCGACCCCTCATCTGGGCCACCTGTGTGGCAACACCTCGCACTGGGATGGAGGGTTTCGCTGACGGCGGTGTTGATCCGCAGGCGCTGATGGTCGACGGACACCCTTTGATGGTCGACGGTTTCCCACTTCGAATCGGAGCTTGAAATGCCCACGCTTATTGACGACGCCACCCCAACTCCAGCGCACCGTGCTTCGATCGATGCTGCCCTTCATCCCAGCGTTCGAATCACGGGCAACACCACCCTGGCTTACCCAACTGTCGTGGGCATCCCGTACGAGGTCGAATCAGCATCTGCTGTGGTGGTGACGCTACCCAGCGGCTCCGGCATTCGTTCCGGCACCGTCATCAATGGCCACAACATCGGCGCTGGCCTGTTGTCGTTCGCTGCAAGTGGCGGCGAGTCCATTGTCGGCAATGCCGAGCTTCCAAGCACCGTTGCGCAATACGACCCCTTCGAACTGCGCCGCATCAATGGCAACCGCTGGTTGCGCATCGCATGAGTGCCGCCGCCCGTGCTGTGCGCCGCAAGCGCAAGCCAATGACCATCAACGATGCATCGCGCTTCCTGCGCCGCTCAACCCTGGGCGTTCGCTACGAGCAGATGAGTGCCGTGGTCGGCACGCGCTTTGCGGACTGGGTTGATGCGCAACTTGATCTATCGGTCGTGCCCAACCAGGCGCTGACCACGGTCAGGACGCGGCGCCTTCCTGGATTCGCGTCAGGCCCCGTGCTGGACCAGTTCTGGCCAGCCAATTACCAGTACCTGAACTGGAAGTTCTACCAGCCGGAAATTCTGCGCACGCGCCTCACCTACGCGGTGATGGAGCTGTTCTCGATGGGAAACATCGATGTGACCGTGGGCAACCACGCGATGATTTGGGACATCATCGAATCGGAAGTTACCCAGGGCAACTTTCGCTCCCTCATCGAGAAGATCACGCGCAGCATCCCGATGAGCCGCTGGCTCACGTACTGGCGCAACGCCAAAACGGATGGCGTGCGCCAGCCGGACGAGAACTACGGCCGCGAGATCATGCAGCTCTACACCATCGGGTTGTGGGAGCTGCATCTGAACGGCACCCGCATGAAGACGGGCGAGCTCAGCCCCTCGGATCCACGCTACGTGTTGGGTGGCACGGAAGACGTGCCCACCTACGGCCAGTCGGACGTGGCCAACATGGCGCGTGTGTTCACGGGCTTGACTGCCCGCGAGACCTCCGACAATGGCGCCTCGATGAACACGGCTGATCAGTCGTTTCTTGGAATTCCGAGTGGGGATGCTGGCAACCTCGGTTACATCGACGCTGACGGCAATCGCGGCTGGGCAGCCCGGCTTGTCTTCGCGCCGAGCTACCACGAGAGCACACTTCCGAAACAGGCCCTGTACGGACGCATCGACATTCCTGCAGGAACCAACGGCGACACGTCGCTGAGCATCGCGCTTGATGCTCTTGTCGATCATCCAAGCTGCGCACCCTACCTTGCCGGTCGATTCATTCGACTGCTGACTTCCAGCAACCCGAGTCCTGAATACGTTGCTCGTGTGGCTTCCGTGTTTCGAGACGACGGCACCGGGGCGACGGGAAACCTGCGCGCATTCTTCCGAGCCATTCTTCTGGACCAGGAGGTCATGGCGCCGGTTGAGAAACGCTTGTCAAGCCGCGTGCCTTCGTTTGAAGAGCAGCGCCTTGCGCTGGTGCTCGCCCACCCCCCAGGTTTCACCACGGAGGGCGCCATTGGTGCCGGGGGCACGGGGTTTGATGGGCCACCAGGCAGTCAGACCCTGACCGCGGAACTGATCGGCATGGGCTTCTACAGCCCTCTGCAGATTTTCCAGAACCCGTCCGTGTTTGGCAGGTGGCCAGCAGCCTACAGCGCTGGCGGTGCGATCTTCAATGCCGGCTTGAAAAGCCCAGAACTGGCCACGCTGACCGAAGGCTCCGTGACAGATCTGATCGACACGTCGAACACGCTGTATCAACGCATCGGGAATCTGGCACCTGCCCAGGATCTCGCGGACTGCCACAGCGTCACCGGAAACCGTGTGGCCCTGGTGGACAGGTTGGCTTTTCTGATCACCGGCGGGTCTGCGCCTCAGTCGCTGAAGGACTCGATCCTCACTGCGCTGGCTGCGCGTGGCGCCTTCTTCGACACGGTGCCCAGGCGCTCGGAGACCTACTACAACATCGCCGCCGTGTTGTGGCTATCCCCTTGGGGTATTTCCCGGAACTAGACATGCCACAACCATCCGACTTTGTTGCTGCGCAAGCAGCCATGGCCACCGCTGCTGCTGCAGGAGGGGGGACGAATCGACGCAACCTGATCGCCATCTTCCTCGGGGGTGGAAGTTGCGCGCACAACACCATCATCCCCAGGACGGGCGCCAACCGCACGTACTACGAAAGCGTGCGACCAGGCCTCGCCATTGCCAACAACTCGGCCACCGCGCTCGACGCCGACTGGCAACTTCACCCATCACTCACCGGGCTCAAGACCTTGTGGGATGCCGGCAGGCTGGCCATCGTGCGCAACATCGGGCCTCTGGTCTATCCCATCACGCGCGCCCAGTTTCTGGCGCAGGCCGTACAGGTTCCCGCCCAGCTCCATTCCCACTCGGACCAGCAGGACGTGTGGGAGACAGGAATCGGCAATCAGCCGGTAGCGGCCACCGGTTGGCTCGGGCGACTTGGAGAGTTGCTGACCCCGTTCAACACAGGCACCGAAGTGTCACCGTTGATCAGCATGGCTGGCCCAACCGACACCTTCCGCGCCTTTGACATCCGATCTCTTGGCCTGGGCCCCAATGGCTTTGGCCTGAGGAATGGCGGGTTTCGCCTTGACGGCAACTTCCTGAACATCGCCGAGGATCTCTTCCAAGAGGTCGAGGCCGATGACCTTCTCGTGCAGGAATACCTCGACACCCACAAGCGTGCAGTGATCGCTGGCAGCATCATCAACGCGGCTCGTGATGCTGCTGCCATCCCCACCAACATCCCGAACACAAGCCCGCTCGGGAACAACATGCGCTTCGTCATGCGCCTGGCGTCGCAACAGGCGACGCTGGCACAGCGCCGAACACTCTTTTTCATGGCGCACGGAGGCTATGACCACCACGCCGACCAGTTGACTCTCGAAACGGGACGCTTCACTGAGCTGGATCCGGTGCTGCTCCAGGCCTACAACGCCTCGGTGAACTACGGAATCGCGGCCAACACCACCTTCGTGGTGTACAGCGAGTTTGGGCGAAGCCTGCGACAGAACGGATCCGGCTCAGACCATGGATGGGGCGGCCATGCGTTCGTGTTCGGCGGTGCAGTCCAAGGGGGCTGGTACGGCAACCCCTACTCGCTGAACCCGGCGGGCCCGGACATCGTGCGCGAACAGTGCCACATGATCCCGACGACACCCGTGGACTCGCTTATCGCGTCGCTGGCCAAGTGGATGGGGGTGCCTGATGCGGTGAGCGGCGGGGTGAACCCACTGAACCTGCTGGTGCCGAACCTGCCCAACTTCCCCGTTCGGGATCTTGGGTTGTTCACATAGCCGCTGGAGCACAGATGAGCTACTACGTCGCAGGCTACATCCAGTCCGGCTACTTCGAGGGGGAGGAGACGGAGGCGGACGTTGTCACGCCGGCAGACAGCGCCTCGCCGGCGACGGTCTCGTCGAGCAATGCGGTGCAGACCTTCCGTGCCAACGCGGAGGGAGCCGTCGGCGGGGCGACCGTCACGTCCACGGTAGCGACGGCCGGTCATGGGGGATTCGTACAGCCGGCCGACTCGGACTCCGGCAGTTCCGTGACGGCGTCGAGTGCAACGCAAACGCTTCCAGCTTCGCCCGCGAGTTGTTTTGCTGGAGCGCTGGTCACCCAGTCCCGCGCGCTGGTATTGAACCGCGAAATCACCTATCCCGTGGCGGTCTATCCCGACACGTTGCAAAGCGCCGAATACCAAGGGCAGTGAGGACACCATGGCAATCCTTCAAACCTTCGAAATGCAGCCCGGCGAGGTCAAGGGCTGGTCGATCTCCTTTGCCAAGTATCTGGCCCGCACCGGGGACAGTGCACGACCGACAACCCCGATCGAATATTTGGTGCCCGAGGGGATCACGCTGGTCGCAGCGATGTGGGTCGACGAAGGCGGCTATCTCAAATTCTTCGTGTCCAGCCCGCTCAAGGCCAAGACCTACAAGCTGACGTTCTGGCTGAACACCACGGGTGGCGAGCGACTCGAGGCCGACGTCAAGGTCAAGGTCAAGGACTACTGACCGGCCACACCCAGCACCCAACCCACTGAACTAGGACCACTGCGCCATGCCGGAACCAACGACCACCACCACCATTGCGGCGACGACGCTGTCGGCCGCGGGAATCACCGTACCGCCGCTGGTGCTGCTGGGCGTGAACCTGGGCCTGCGCCCCGACGTCCTCATGGCCGGCTTCGCGGGCGCGATCGTGGCCATCGTGCTGCTCGCAAGCGTCCCGCAGGAGGGCGACACCTGGAAGCACCTGCTGCGCACCACCCTGCGGCGCATGTTTGTCTCGGTCGCGTCGGCGCTGACGGCGGGCTACCTGACGCCGCTGCTCATGCTGCCGGCGGCCAACCCACATGAGGCCATCGTGTTGGGCACGGCCTTCGCCATCGGCGCTGGCGCGCAGCGGTATCTGCGCAAGACGCTGGACCGCATCACGCCGCCGACCCTCGATCGCAACGAACAGGGAGATGCCCGATGAGCGCCACCGCCGCCATGCACCTCGTTTTGATCATTTCGGCCCTGGTGGTCATGGCCGAGGCGCTGAACAAGCTGGAGCGCTGCGCACCGTTCGCGCCAGGTCTCACGCCGCACCAGCGGCTCGTGGATGGCCTGAAGTCGCTCGCATGGGCCCTGCTGGCGCTGGGCGCCGGCGGCGCGATCGCCGGGCCAGTGCTGCCGTACCTCAGTGGCGTGCCTACGTGGATGGCCCACGTACTGCGCTTCGAGCACCCGACCCTGGATCACGTCGTCGTGATGCTGGGCTTTGCCATCCTGATCATTCGCACGCGCGTGAAGGAGGGATGACCATGGTTGAACTCACCGTCGAGACCCTGCAGCGCGCCACCGGATCCACCCAGGAGAACGCCGAAAAGTACCTGCCTTTCCTCAAAGGCACGTGCAAGGCTTACGAGATCACCACGCCGCGCCGCGTGACCGGGTTTCTCTCGCAAATCGGTGTGGAGTCGGAGAACCTGGCCACCATCGAAGAGAACCTGAACTACTCGGTGGAGTCGCTGCTGACGAAATTCGGCCGCCACCGCATCAGCGAGTCCGACTGCCACCTGTACGGGCGCAAGCCTGGCCAGCCGGCCAACCGCCAGATGATCGCCAACCTGCTCTACGGCGGCCCTTGGGGCTTGAAGGAGCTCGGCAACAAGAACCCGGGCGATGGCTGGAGATACCGTGGGCGCGGCTTGAAGCAGCTCACCGGCCTGGACAACTATGCGCGCTGCGGCCACGCCCTGCGCGAGGACTTCGTGGGCCAGCCCGAGCGCCTGCTGATGCCGGTCAACGCTGCGCTGTCCGCTGGCTGGTTCTGGGCATCGAAGAACCTCAACGCGCTGGCCGACAAGGGCGACATCCGGGCGCTGACGAAGGAGGTCAACGGCGGCTACACGGCTCTGGACCGTCGCATTGCACTCTGGCACACCGGCCTGGAGGTCTTCGCATGACACGCCTGCTCGGCCTCATTCCTTTCTGGGGGTGGCTGCTCGTTGCCGCCGCGATCGCTGCCGCATTCGGCGGCCTCTCCATGGCGCTGGTGAACGAGCGCGCCGCTCACAAGACCACGATCGCCAACCACGCACTTGAGGTGGCCGCATCCACCGCTCTGGCGCTCAAGCAGTCCGAGAACAACCGAAAACTCGAAGGAGATCTCCGTGAAGCCCAAGCCATCAACACAGCCCTGGTTCAGTCCCTTGAAGATGCTCTTGACGGTGCTCGTGGCGCTGCTGATCGTTCTGCTGTGGGGCTGCGGAACGCCACCGCAGCCGCTGCAGCCCGCGCCCGTTCAGGGTGTAAGGCCGCCACCCCTGTCGGAGAAGGCCCGGCAGCCGGCGACCCCATCGGAGTGCTTGCCGACGTGCTTGGACGGGCTGACGCGCGAGCGCAGTTCCTGGGAGACCTCGCTGATCGGCGCGGGATTGCCGGTGCCGCCTGTGAACTCGAATACGACGCCGTCTACCGGGCGCTGACCTCGCCCACCACTGGAGCACAACCATGACCGAGATCTTCGCCTTCTTCCAAGCCCTGGACCTGTCGTGGCTGTGGTCCATCGTGCAGGTGCTGCAGTCGCTGGGCATCTTCTGGCCCACGGTCTGGAACGGCCTGAAATTTGCCTTCTACCTGTGGTGCTTCTGGGTTCTGTTCGTTGCCGCCATGGGTGTTTACCGCGTGCACCGCGATGGCGGGCTCAAGAAGGCCACCACCTCAGTGTTTCACCGGGGGCTGGCCATGTCGCTGGTGGCTGTCGCTGTCACAGTCGATTTCATCAGCCAGTACACCGTGGCGCCAATCGCCTTCTGGGACTGGCCGAAAAAGGGCGAGCACCTCGTCACCGACCGCCTGCAGCGCTACATCAAGACCAACATCAGCCCCAAGCGCGTGGCCTTCGCCAAGTGGCTTTGCCACCTGCTGGACCCGTATGACCCCCGGGGCTACCACTGCATTCGACGGAGCCTGCCATGAGCCAAAGATTCTCCAACAACGCGCGCTCGCGCCTGGTCGGTGCGCTGAACAACTCGGCCACCACCTTCACGATCGAGTCGGCCACCGCCGACACCTTCCCGGTGGCCAACACCACGAACTGGGTTACGCCTCTGAACTGGTTCAAGGCGACGATCCAGAACAGTCTCGGCCAGGTGGAGATCGTGCGGGTGGGCACGCGCGGGCTTGGCAGCGGGATCTTCGGCAACGTGCTGCGCGGCCAGGACGGCACCACCGCAATTGCCTTCGATGCAGGCGCCGTGGTGGGCTTGCGGGTGACGGCCGAGGACATCGAGGCCGCATTGGCGCTGCTGGAGGAAAACAACACATTCAGCGGCGACAACAACTTCAGCGGCGACAACACCCACAGTGGACAAAGCGACTTCACTGGTGAGATGCGGCAGAACGGCGCACAGGTGCGCACGGTTCCCGTGGGCGGCATCATCATGTACGACGGCTTGATCGCCGACATCCCTGCCGGATGGCAGCTCTGCGATGGCACCAACGGCACGCCGGACATGCGGAACCGGTTTGTGATTGGCGCCATGGTTGATGCATCGGGCGAAGCCCAAACCACGATCACTGGCGCTCCGACGAAGACGGGAGGGTCAAAGGATGCGATCGTTGTTGCGCACGCACACGGCGTGAACATCACGTCCGGCAACATGAGTGCAGACCACACCCACTCCGGTGCAACGGCGTCTGCTGGCGTCCATGCCCACTCGGTGCAGTACGCATCGGGCTCGAACACTGGTAGCTCGTATCCGTCACGGCTCTCTGAATCGGGCCTGACGAATGTCCCCACGGCCGCTGATGGTGCGCACTCCCACAGTTTCACCACCGGTGGATCTTCCGCCAATCACAGCCACCCTGTGATCGGAAACACGGCATCGACTGGAGCGTCTGGCACCAACGCCAATCTGGTGCCGTACTACGCGCTTGCTTACATCAAGTGCATGCCATACGTATGACCGTCATTGCCATCAACGGATACCGGGGCGCGGTCCCGCGCTTCAGCGATCGGCTTCTCAAGCCGAACCAGGCGCAGCGCGCGCGCAACTGCCGGATCACGTCGGGACGTCTGGACCCAATCCGTGGGCTCGGCCCGGTGTTCACGTCGGACCTGGAAGAAGAGATCAGCACGATGTACCGCTACCGGCACTACGTGGGTGGCGCGCCGCTGGACAACTGGCTGATCTGGGCGGCTGATGTCGATGTCGAACTCTCGCCCCTGGCCAACGACCCGCGCGGTGTTTTCTACTTCACGTCGGACGAGTTTGAGCCCCGGGTTTCGGCCTACGCGCAGGCGATCGCAGGTGCTGCCTACCCCGATGCATGGTTCGCGCTGGGCGTGCCCAGCCCTACCGTGAAGCCGGCGGTTTCTGCCAGCGGTGGGTCCGGGACCGACGAAGACCGCAGCTATGCCTACACCTTTGTGACCGCATGGGGCGAGGAGTCCGGGCCCAGCCCGGCATCTGACATCGAAACCGGAAAGCCGGATGGTACGTGGGCGCTGAGCGCCATGCAGACCGCGCCTCCCAACAGCGGCACGGTGGTGGCAGCGCTTCCCAACACGCCGGCCAGCGGCTTTGCACGGGTCGAGCTCGACACCGTGTTCGGCCTGGCGGTGCACGAGGAGGTCGAGTTTGCCGCCGTGGGCGGCATGACCGCGCTCAACGGCCGCCACCGCATCGTGTCGATCGACACCGCGAACGACCGCATTGTCGTGGCGCTCGTCACGGCCGCTGCCTACACCAGTGGCGGCACCTGGACGCGCACCTCGCCCCTGAACACGGCGGGCATGACCAAACGCATCTACCGCACCGCCGGCACGAACCCCGCCTTTCTTTTCGTGGCCGAGATCCCGGTAGCCGACACCACCTACAACGACACGATCGCGCCCACGTTGGTCGCCGAGCCCATCCAGACCGCAGCCACGCTGCCGCCGCCCAAGAACCTGACATGCCTCAAGGCGCTGCCCAATGGCTGCTTGGTGGGCCTGTCGGGCAACGAGCTGTGTCTGAGCGACCCCTACATGCCGTATTCGTGGCCGATCAGCAACCGCTACAGCTTCAGCGGGCGCGGCGTCGAGCTGGTGATCGCGGGCAACTCCGTGATCGTGCTCACCGACAGTTTCCCGATCCTCTTCACGGGCAGCGACCCCGAGGTCATGAGCCCGAGCACGATCGAGACCTATGCGCCGTGCGTGTCAAAGCGCGGTGTCGTCAACGTGGGTGGCGGCGGCCTGTATCCCAGCTTCGACGGTCTGTGGCTCGTCACGCCAGGTGGTGCCAGAAAGCTCACCCAGGACCTCTACCGGGAGAACGAATGGCGCGCCCTGAACCCGGCCAGCTTCGATGCCGAGTTCTTCGACGGCCAGTACTACGCGCAGTACTCGCTCGGCGGCACACGCACCCTGATCTGGGTGCTCGACATCGCGGAGCCCGATGGCGCCCTTGAGATTGACGAGCAGGTCAGCGCCCTGCACAAGAACAAGTACGACGGCAAGTTGTACGTGGCCCAGGGCGCGCGCATCTTCGAGTGGGATGCCAACGACGGCTTCCGCTACGAGTCGGACTGGCAGAGCAAGGTGTTCCAGCTCGGCAAGCCAACGACGTTCAACTGCGCGCAGGTTTTCGCCGACTTCGACGAGATCGTGCCGATCGACACCTCGCAGCAAGCGTCGAATGCCGCGCTGCAGGCCTTGCCGATGATGGGCGGCGGTCAGATTGCGGGCCTCGAACTCAACGTGGCGGAGATCAACGGGTCGCTCCTCGTGCCGGTGACACCCCAGAGCCAGCGCAAGGTGCAGTTCACGCTGTACGAGAAGGACACGCCGATCTACACCACCCTGGTGGGCAGCCAGAAGCCGTTTCGCCTGCCCACGGGGTACAAGGCCGAACTGTTTTCGATCCAGCTCGCGGCTTCGGTGCCGACCTACTCGGTCGCGGTGGCCACCTCGATGCAGGAACTCAAGACGGTGGCGCCATGAAGAAGGCCGCACTCGAAACGCCGAGGACTGGTGACAGCGCACTGGACCGATTCCTTGCTGCGACAAAGCAGAACCTCGACCAGATCACTGGCCAGACCAAGACCTCAAGGTACCTGGCGCCGCTTCCCGCCACCGCAACTCTGGCCCAGGTAATCGAGCGGGTGAATGCGATCGCCGAGCGTATCCAGAGCGATCCGTCATGAGCGCCACACCCCCCTGGGAGACCTACACCGAGGCCGGCTTGCTGGAGCTGCTGTGCGGCAACGAGGACGCCGTGCGCTTCGTGGTCGATATCGCGCAGTGCTCACATGCCTACGACGACCTCATTGACCGCGACAAGCCGGTGTCTGACGCTGTCGTTCACGGCTTGATGTGGAAGCTGCTGGTGTCGTTGCCCACCAACGCATTCTTCCGCCAGCACCAGGACACGCTGCGGCCCGTGATCATCACCGGCATCTTGAACTGGAAGGCGGCCACCGACATGGAGGCCGGCGCCGACCTTGAAGAGCTGCACGTCTCCCACGCCTTGCGGTACGCGATCGCCGACATCGTACTGCTGTGCATGGCCATCCTCGGTGGCCACCAGTACGCCATGGCCAACGCGCGCCGCGCCCGCCTCATGGGTCAGTCCGACACCTGGGCTCACTACCTCGCCGAACACCCTCCAACGGAGCACAACCATGCCGATCCGCACCAAGACTGATTGCCGGCGCTTCGCCGACGCTGCGCCCGAAAGCCGCAGCATTTGTCACCTCGACATGGGGGATGATGCGCCAGACACCAGCCGCCAGGACGCAATCGCAGCAGACATGCAGAAGCTCTCGGCGGAGCAGTGGGACTGGGTGAAGGGAGAGTACGAGAAGTCCGCCCCGGACCGCGCTGCTGCCGCCGCAATGGCGCGACAGGTCAGCCAGGCGCAGCTCAACTCGATGGGTCTTCAGGACTCCGTCACGCGCTCCTACATCGAGGATCGCGAGAACCTGTTCCGTCCCCTTGAGCAGGGCATCGTCACCTCTGCGAACGAATACGACACGCCCGAGCGCCGCGAGGCAGAGGCTGGCCAGGCAGTGGCTGACGTCGGCATCCAGCTCGACAGTGCGCGCCGTGCGCAGACGCGTCAGCAGCAGCGCATGGGGGTCAACCCGAACAGCGGTGCCGCGCTGGCCACGGGCAACCAGATGAGCCTTGGCGAGGCTGCTGTGAAGGCGGGCGCCGCTAATACGGCGCGCGACAACGTGGAGCTGCAGGGCTACGCGCGAAAGATGGATGCTGCGAACCTGGGCCGCAACATCGCATCGAGCCAGGCCACCAGTGCTGGCGTTTCACTCAACCAGGGCAACAGTGCCGTGGCAAACGCGAACATGCCAAACGCGGTGAACAACCAGGGCATTGGAGTCATGCAGGGCGGCGCGAACAGTGCGCTTGGCGGCATGAGCAACGCGGCAGGCATCTACCAGAACTCCACGGCGGCGCGCACACAGGCGGGCGATAACGGCGCGGCGATGGGCGCGTTGGGGTCAGTGGTGGGCGGGTTTCTTGGCGGGCCAATGGGCGCGGCAGCGGGTGGCGCGTTGTTTGGGCCCACTTCCGACGAGAACCAGAAGGAGGGTCGCAAGGAGGTCAAACCAGAGCTGTCCCTGGCGGCGATCCGCAAGCTGCCCAACGCGGAGAGCTGGCGCTACAAGGACAACAGCCCGGCCGCCGATGGTGGCCAGACGCACGTCGGCCCGATGGCTCAAGACGTGCAGGCATCCCTCGGCGATGCCGTCGCGCCGGCCGGCAAGCAGATCGACCTCATCAGCATGAACGGCCATCTGACCAACGCGGTCAAGGCGCTGGACAAGCGAGTCATCTCCCTCGAACACAAACGGAAGGCGGCCTGATCATGAGCAAGAAAAATGCACTGGCTTTCACAGTCGGGCTGGGCTCGGGCTACCTGTCGGCAAACCGGCAGATGAAATCCGATCAGCGCCAAGCGAAGGATGATGCGTGGCGCGAAGAGCAGCGAGCTGCTGAACGCGATCGCATCCAACGGGAGAAGCAAGATCGCGTCGCCCTTGCCGATGCCGTCGCGCCGCGCACCGCTATCGAAGGCACCGCCGTCGACACGCCGGCCGGACTCACGCTCTACAAAGACCCCGCGCAGGCGCAGGCAGCCGCTGGCGAAGCACAGATCGAAGCCGAGATGCGTGGCGTACCCTCGCTTGCCGCAGCGCGTCCGGCCTACGGCGTGACCGGCACCAGCGTGGGCAACCAGATCACCACCGAGAAACCCGACGTGGCGGCACTCAACAGCACCGATGCGCGCATGGGCCGAGTGGTGGACACCACCATGGCAACCGACCCCGCCAAGGCGCTGACCCTGCAGAACGCCGCGCTGTCCGGAAAGCGATCGCAGATGGAAATCGACGAGATCATCCGAGGGCGCCGCAAGGCGATCGAAACCGAGGGCCTGATCAAGACGGCCCAGGCCTCGCGCACCGGCGACCCCAATGCCGTGATCCAGGCCTTCAATGCGAATGGCGAGTGGAAGGTTGACGGCGAGCTCAAGGTAACCCCGGAGAAGCGCAAGGCGCCATGGGGTGGGGAAGTTGAGACCTTCACCTACACCGGCACCATCAAGGGACCCGACGGCAAGATCAAGCCGGTGCGCCTGAACTCGCTGGAGGCCATGGTGCAGCTCGTACCCTTCCAGGACATGTTCAAGATGGAAGCCGAACTGGGCAAGGGCGCGGTGCAGCACAACAACAACATCTCGCTCGAGAACGTGCGGCACGGCAACGACATGAAGGAGATCGGCGCGCGCGGCGGCCAGGACCGCGCCACGCTAGACCACCGGAAAGCCACCGGGACGGACAAGACCCCCATCGGCCGAGAGGAGCGTTTGCGCTACACGACCCTGTTCCAGGATGCTGGCCGCCGAATGGCTGAAGCGCAGAAGGCGCTGAGCACACTGCAGAAAAACCCGGTCTACTCAATTGCCAAGCCAGGGTCAGCCCAGCACACGGAACTGCAAGGCCTGCGCGACACCATCCGCCAGTACGGGGATGAGAGGTCGATGTACCAATCCCTCCTGGCAGAGTCGCAAACCGCACCTGCCGGTAGGGGTGGCAGTGGTGCCCAGAAGGATGGCAAGCCCAAGGCGGTGTCGAGCAAGGCCGAGCGCGATGCCCTGCCCAAGGGCGCACGCTACATCGGCCCGGACGGTCAAACCTACATCAAGCAGTAATCCATGGCGAAGAACGACTGGGGTGATGCGCTTGTCACGGCCGAGAGCCCGCTCGACTGGGGTGATCGACCCGCTGCACAGCAGGACCTGCCGGATGGTGTGAAGCCGTCCACCGCCGGTGGTGGTCGCGGCGTGACCCCACCGCAGGCCTACGCACGCCCGGCGCCGGCCGCGACGGTCGAGCCGGGCGCCGACACCATGAGCGCGGAGTTCGGTGGCCCTCAGGTCGTGGACGAGGGCCCGCGCGTGAGCGTGTTGCAGGACCAGCCGATGGCGGTACCGGACCCTGCGCGTCGCCTCTCGCTGGGCGCCGGCCCCATCAATCAGGAAACGGCTGCGCGAGCCGAGCGCATGGTCAACGGCCAGGACCCCGGCGTGCCGAACCGCGCCGTGGTGGAGCGCGCCGCGCGCGGCATCCAGGAGCAGGTGTCCACCGGCGAGCGCAACACGTTCGGCGATCTCGTCGACACCGCCACGCTCGAAGACCGCCGCGCCGCCACCGGCCGCGAGATCGACGCCCAGCGCCGGCGTGAGTTCGCCGAGACGAACCCCGTCATGGGTGGCGTCGCTTCCGGTGCTGCCGGCCTGGTCGCCGGGATGATCAACACCCCGCAGCTCGCCGCCGACGCCTTCAACAAGACCGTGGTGGATCCGGTGCTCCAGGCCGCTGGCCAGGACCCGATGCCGTCACCAGGTCAGATGCCTGGCACCCAGGCCCTCACCGAGCTGGCCGCTGAATACGCGCCCGTGGTCGGGCAGCAGCCGATGGGTGACGCCTGGGACAAGGGCGAGTTCGGCCCCTGGCTGGTGGCCAACCTGGCGCAGCAGTCCCCGCAGATCGCGCAAAGCATCGCCGCAGCATTCGCGCCACCCCTGCGCGCGATCCTCCTGCCAGCCATGGGCGCGCAGTCGGCGGGCATGAGCTACGTGGCCGGCGATGACCCCCGCATTGCGCTGGCCAAGGGTGCAGTGGAGATCGGCACCGAGATGCTCCCGCTCAAGGTGTTCGACCGTGTCGGCGAGATCCTGGCGCGCGTCCCCGCGAATGCCCAGCGCACCGTGCTGGCCCAAGCAGGACAGAAGCTCATGGCCGCCGGTGGTGCCATCACCGCCAACGCCCTGACCAACGCGGTGGAGGAGTCCGTCGCCCAGGTCAGCGGCAACGCGCTGGACCAGCTGGTGGCCGGCAAGGAAGGCTCGCTGCCTGAGGGTGTCGGCGAGGCGGCCGTCATCGGTGGCCTGACCGGCGCCGGCATCGGTGCGCCGCAGGCCGTCGTGGCGGGTGCGCGCGACAACACCCCGCAGGGCCAGGCAGCGCGCGAGCTCAGCCGAGCGCTGGACGCGCCGGTGCCGCAGCAGACCGTCGCACCCACTGGGTTGAACCCGAATCTGCGCCCACCGACCGACCGCACCGAGCAGATCAAGGCGCTGCGCGCCGCCGGCGACAAGACCGCTGCCGACCTCCTGCAGCGCCGCCAGGACCGGGAGATGTCGGCGTACACCGCCGAGCGCGAGACCGAGGCGCTGCAGCCCTTTGGAGCTGGGGTGCAGCAACGCTACCGCGAGATGCGCTTGGCCGGAGCCATGCCGGGCGACGCCGTCACCCAGACCGCGATGCGCGTGAACTTCGAACAGGCCGCCCAAGCCGCGGGCCTGTCCGAGAAGGCGCGCGACGCCGCGCTCAAGCAGGCCGAGACCATGCCGCCGGACAAGGCGCCTGGCTTCCTCCAGAAGGCGCTGCAGGCCTTCACCAGCAAGGGCCTGGCCAAGCCCATCGAGGGTGCCGAGCGCCTGGC